CAAAATTATAATTAATAGATATATTCTGTATAGCAGGGTCAATATAAAGCCCCGCACCATAAGCCGCCTCGTTTATAGCTTGCTTTTGGTATATTCCCTTTGCATCGGGATAGATTGAGGTGCTTGCGCGTGTCAGTGTAATTGGTGTGCCTTGACTACTAATCAAACTATTATTCATAGACCATGACTGCGAGGCGATAGGGACACCACTAGCGCGATCAGCCCAAAAAGCACCTAGCTTTTCAGTAAGCTGATTAATGGCAGGTGCGCCATAGCCCTGCACATCAGCCATAACATTGAACCTGTCATTCATTGTGCCAAAGTCAGCAGTAATACCAAAAAAGGTTAAGAACAAATCCCACAACTCCATCGTTGTGCCTGTAGCACCCGCTAACTGATTACTAAGCCAGATATTTTCTAAGTCATTAATACTAAGAATTAAGCCTGTCTCATAAGAGAGATAGCGCCACTTTTCGTCATTAAACTGGCTCATAATTTAAGGCGCTACATAGAGTGGGCTTGCAGTGTCAACACTTGCTGAAAAGAAGTGTATTAGTGAGTTCCCTGCAATAAATAAAGGACTCGCAGAATCACTCGCGGTTAAAGCACTCTCCCTAAGAACTGACCTTCCATCAAAGATAATGTCTGCGACAGAAGCTAGCTCTATAGACGGAAGGCATTGTTGCTGTGTGCTTGTTTTTACAAAACTGACAGCCATTGGAATAACCTCTAATTAGTGAAAGGGGGAACTGGCGTGATAGTGAACGGCTGAGCCGAGTCAGGATTGCCTGAAGCGTACAGATATGCTGTTAAGTAACGGGCAGCAGCGTCAGGAAAAGAATGAACTTTTGTTGAAAATATCTCTGTATTAATATACCAACCCTTAACACTGATACGCGAAGTAACAGTTAAATCCGAAGGTGGGCAACTCTGTATTAAGCCAGATTGCACTGATGCTAAAGCCATGCGTTTTCTCCTAAAAAAAAGGGCTAAGTAGAGTTTTAAAACTACTTAACCCCTTGGTAAAAGCCTAACCGTGCTTAAACGATAGCGTCTTTTAGGTGGATTTTGATAACGTGCTCATCTTCAACACGCACAGCATCCATGTGTAAATCCAAGTAAACCTGCCATGCAAAAGACATATCAGGACGCTCAGCAACGCGAGTGCTAATGTCTCCTGCTACGTGTAGACCAATGCCGCGCTTAGTAAACGCCAAGCAATTAATCTGACCACCCGCAGGGGCAATCAATCGCGTTGAAACGATAATGTCATAACCCATGAAGTTTGGTAGGTAGCCTGTTGCTAGTGCCTTAGACGCTTGGAAATCACCTGAAGTAATCTCTAACAGTTGCATTAACTTGCGCTGTTGAACCGGCGATATAACGATACATTTCTGCTCGTCAGGGTCTACATCATTTGCCGCAAAAATCTCTTGAACCTGCAAGATAGTATCTAGCGAAATAACGCCAGTACCGTCACCAATAACCTGTGAAGCGGGTAGGGCAACAGTACCGCCCACGCCATCACCGGCTAAGCCAGTTGCAGCAGCGATGATAATGTCATCAACGGTGCGCATCATGTTCATTACAAGGTTTTCAGTGGAGGCTGATTTAGGGTCAATCAACATTTGAACGATATTTTCACGCTCAATAACTTCACCAGTATCATAGGTTTTGATCACTGTGTTACGGCGTGACCAAGCTAAGCCATCAGTAGAGCCTACCGCGCCTGAACCATTACCACCGGCAGGGGAAACCATGCGAGGCGAAGTTTTAAGACGAGCTTGAGAAGGCGCTAACCTGTCCCAATTATGACTTTCAGATTGCTTATTAACTTCGCTGACTTTAGTGCGAAGACGAGAGATTTTTTGTTGAGCTAGTTGACGAACGTTTGCTTCAAACGTGTCGATATATGCACTTTGTACTGTGATAGCCATGAGCGGCCTCCGAAAAAATTATAGTTAAAAGATAATCTTTCGTTCTGGCCGTTCTCAAAATGAGTACCACAAACTACGTTTTTTTGCTTGTAACGCACAAGGGTCTTGCGGATTCCAACCCGCGCTTTCAGTTGGTGCGGGACTACCAGTAAGCGAAACCGATAGCCCCTATTCCCCAACCAAAAGGAATAGCAACACTTTAAAAGTGTTAGGTGTTTATTGTCAACGATTTTTTGCTTTGCTTATTGACCCCATCAATTGAACTCGCTGCTCCATAAGCCTCTGATACTCAGGGCTATGCGTTGGAAGGTTCATCATGCGTTGATACATATCATTCGCCTTTGCTTCCATCTCGTAAGGGTCTAGTGCCGGTTGCGCATTGTGCATATCCGGTAAAGGCTTACCTTCGCCAGAAACCTGCTTAACTACCCCGTGCATCCACTTAACTACATCACCGCTAAGCTTGCCGGTGTTGATAGCTTCCATTAGCTGCTCAGGCGCACCGGTCATTTCAGCAAAGTTCTTAACAGCCTGATTACGCTCGTCAAAAGCAAAACCCCACTCATTACGCAATGCTGACTGTGAGGCGTTAAGGTCTGCCTCTTGAGAGTCAATATTCTTAATGTGATTTTGAACCATCCCGTTAACCAATGTTTGAAACTGCTTATTAGATAGACCGCTCTCATGCGCCATATCCCGCAGCCAATCAATATCGTTAGAAATGTCTATTTGCACGTCTTCAGGTAGGGCGTAACCGTCACGGTCTTCAGGCATACCTAACGACTTATAAAAGTCCTGAAAGCTTGCATCGTCTTCTAGGTTAGGTTTACGCACCAAGTCAGGCACTTTGTCCATCAACTTAGCATTGAAAGACTGCCACTCTTCCTGTGTAGCGTTCTCAGGCGGTATTGAAATGCTACGACCCATGCGCGTTCTCATGTGACCGTAATAATCCATCAAGCCGTTAATGTCTTTAGCTTGCTGAACCTCAGACCATCCTTGAGCCGCTTCAGGTAACGATGCGCGCCAATCTTGAGGCGTTGCTTCAGGTGTTGGGGTAGGGACTGCTTCGGGAGCAGGTTGTTGCGATGGGGCTGCTTCACTCATTATTGATCACTCCAATTATTGATCAGTTTTAAATAGTCAACAACTTCCTTAGCACCTAAATTCATGTAGGTTCGGTTGTTGTTGTTTATGTCGGCCAGACGGCCTTGACCGAACTCTTCTTCGAGAATATCTATTAGCTCACCGAAAAGAGGGTCATTCTTTACGCGATGAAGAATTGAGCGCTTGTAGCGTAAGCGACTCCTTAATACATCCATCGGGGTTTCGTCATCTTTTTTAAATATTGCCACTTGCACCTCCCGCTATTGCTTGCTGTCCTACGCCTTGCGCTTGCATTGCCTCGCCTTCAGCTTGAGCCATAGCCAAACCTTCAGCTTGAGCTTGCATTGCCTGTTCGTCAGCCATTAACTGCTCAACTTCGTCACGGGTTAATTGAATCTTAGCCGGTAGACCTTTTGCCGCTCGAATTAAGCGGAAAGCCATATCGTCATCAATACCTTTAAGACCGGCAGGGTAAGCCTCACCCAACTCTGCCGCAGTCATTAGAAACTGAACAATCTGATCTGCTTGCTCTGATTTCTGGTTACGCGCCAAGATACCTAAATAAACAATATCCATTTTAGAGTTACCTTCCCTCATTACATCAGGCATTTCAGGAAGTTGACCCGCCCTAAACATCATAGAGAAGGTGCGCTCAATAATAGGGTCGAGTAATTCTTTTTGAATGCGACTAACGGCTGTCCCTAGTAATCGCCATACTTGCTGAAGTCTTGCCTGAATCTCTGTTGCAGTAGCGGGGTTGCCCTGCATAGGCGGTAGCAATAACTGGTCAACAAAAAACATTTGGCGAATATCAGCCTGTAAACGCTCAATCGTATTTTCAGTTGCCATAAAGTTAGCGCCCGACTCGAATGCCTTTAAATCATCAATACTGCGCAGAACTGTTAGACCGGAAGGCTGTAGGTCAATATCACCAAGTAATCCGCGCTCTGTTGTTAGTAATGCAGGGTCAACTACTTTCTCCCTAGCGCGTAAATCAAGCTGCCTAAGCTTATTCAGCGTCTTAATCGCGGGCATAGCAACAAAGGCAGGGCTATTACCGTGCTTAGACTCAGTGGTTTTACTCCACCGCGTAACATACATAGGACGCTCGTAATAACCGGACTCTTCACCAATCTGTTGACAGCCTGTAATGCGAACCCAACACTCACCCCAAGGGCGTAACTTCGGCGCTAGCTGCCTACCGGTTTCAGCGTTCTTGTTTTCAGGTCGCGGATAAATACATAAGGCATACTCTTCTTTAATATCCACCTTAGCTGAACCTTGAGCTTGCTCAATAATATCGGCAGGGGTGTCTTCACCAAAATAAGAATACGCTTGAACGGGTGTCCACATATAGCGCCTAAAGAGGTATTGAACTTGCCCTTTATGGTCGCACTCAAAAAAAGCAGACTTCAAAGGAATGGCCTCAAAATCAACACCTTCCCATGTGTCAGTACCAACCTCACGCTCCATCATTACCGCCGTGCCAAAACCCACATCATCAAGAAGTGTCTCCTGAATCTCCAAGTTAAAGTCAGACTCTTGAATAGCCTGATACACGCGCTTAACACTTTCCTCAATCCACTCAACAGCAATCTGCTCATCGTTCATTTCAGGTGCTTGGAACTCAGCACTGAACCACCGAGAGTTCGGGTTTACTAACGAATCAACTACCGCGCTAGCGAGAGAGGTTGCTGCGTGAATGGCTGTTGAATCATATATTTCAGGGCGCTCCCAATTATGCTGATTTTCATCAGTCATATCCTCAGAGAACTCGCCACGAAAGGGGACAACATAAGTCTCAATATCCTGCCACTGCTGCTCAACGCGCTTACGATCACCTTTAAGTTTTTTGTAGCGCGTAACTAAGCCCTTAACAAACTCGCCTGATTGTGAGTAATCACTTTCCATTTCGTTCTCCCATCGGTTTTATATCCATCATTTCCTGCATAGATTGTGGTGGGAATTGTCTAAATAGATCATCCCAAGTTGGTTTATAGATATTCTGTTTTGGCTCAACAACGCCTCTAGTATTAGAGTGAACCCTTGCGTGATGGGAAGTCCTTTTGTGAATGCGACTCATGTAACAGCCCTTATGACTTTAGGCTTGCGCGCAACAAGATCACGCCTACCCGATACAGACCTGCTTGGGTCGCCTAAACTTTGGTGGTAGAGAGTGGCGAGATACCGGAACGAATCAGCGCCATGTGAAAATTCATCATGTGAGGGCTTATTTAAGAACGTCCCTGTCCTTGTGTCCATTGCCTTACGGTAGTTCTCAAGACAGTCTATACCGCGCATACACGCGACCTGATCAAACCAACACTTAGATAATATTGATCTTACTGCGCTGATGCCGTCATCAATACGAAGCTTGGGCGCTACGTCTACGCGATAACCTAACTCTTCTAACGTTTCTAGCCTTGTGTGGCCGGTGGTTAATTCCCTGACACCAATATCGTGAGGCATCCATAACTGGCTAAAGTGAAGGTAGCGATAATTACGCTCTAACTCATTAATAACATCAAGCAATCCAGTGTCTTTGTACTCTTCAAAACCAATCAGCCTGATCTCTTGCTGAAAGAACTGAACAATCCAAACAGCAGTGTAGTCATCAATACCCAAGTCAAAACAGGCGATAGTTTGCAGCTTTGATTCGTGAGGCACTCTAGTAATGCGCCCCTCAACTTTAGCGCGTGACATATCACTACCATAATAACTACCGCGTATTGCTGCCGCCCAATCGCACAACATTTCCTGCCGGTACTCATCCTCACCCATTTCATCGCGCATCATCTCTAGTTCAGCGTCAGGAATTAAGCCTGTCTCATCAGCGCGATAGGTGGCGGCAAACCATTCTTTAGGTTTAGCGACAGCATTCTGATAGGTCGTATAAAAGTGATTCTTACCGTTAGGCGTACCCAAAAAAATAACCCAACCCAAGCGGTCAGCTAGAGCAGGGCGGAACACCTCTTTCCAAGCAGCAGGGTGCTGATTACCCCACTCATCAATAACCAGAGCATCACAATAGATGCCGCGATGAGAGTCATACTGATCAGAGCCAAGCAATATAAGCTTTGCCTGACTAATCTTTTTAACACCATTAATCTCAATCTCAACTTTAGGAAAGACCGCCGTTAACTCAGTTTCACTGTATTGCATATCAGGGATATTGCGCGTGAACTCTTTAACGTAGTCCCAAGCAATAGACTTACATTGACGGTATGTAGCCGCCATGTAGAACACACGCGGGTTTAGCTTGTCGCAGGTCATAGCTGCGTCAATCAACTCATTAATAGCAAATACTGATTTACCAAAGCGCCTATGGATTGCTAGGCAAGAAAACCTAACACGCTCGTCATGGTTTACACCGCCACTGCGTAAAGCGAGGTGCATTGCTGCTTGAAGAGGGCGAGGCTTGTAGCCGGTACTAACTTCCTGATACTGACCA